GCTCAAGGCCTGTGCATGACGCACAATGGTCTTGATGTCGTCTTTGGCCATGTCACCTTCTTGATCGTATTCGCCTTGATCAGTTACGTCTACATCGCTTTCCTTGGTCATCAACTTTGACTTGCCTGACGGTCCTTTGGCACCAATACTTTGCTTGGTACCTTTTGGACGACCACGTCCGCGTGGTCCTGCTTGTGTGTCTGCATCATCATCGGCACCAACTGAAATACCTTGATCATCTGTGCGGCGTGTGACCATACGGCCTGTGGCAGTGTGTTTGATATCGTGCTTGGCACCACGTTCAACTGACCCAACTTGAGGAACGTCTTTGCGAGGACGCTTGTGTGCTGTGAACGGACTATTATCGTCATCTTCGCCCATGTCAGCACCTTTGCGCAACGCAGCAAGATCAGGACCATCAATTCTTTTTGGGTTGCCGCCCAATGCAGCCATTTTCTTTTGCTTGGGACTCAATGCACTGCGCATGGCTTCGGCTGCCACATCACCCAGCATTTCGTCAACTTCTTTTTTTGCATTGGCAATCTTGTCGGCAAAGTTAGGCTTTTTGCCTGTCACAGGCACGCCACTCTTGCGTTGTAGGTCTTTGATCATGTCTTCGTCTGAGCCATGCCCAACCAACTTGTTGACACCGCTGGCAACTTTTTTACCAACTTTCTTCACTGTGTCCATGACGCCTTCTTCTACTTCTTTGTTGTCATACTGGTCGTACTTTTTACGGGCAGCATCCATCTTTTTTTCACTGGCACCTTCTCTACCTAGTCTGGACAATTCTGTCATACCGGGCTGGGTATATTTCGCAATACCCTTGGCAGCACGACTCATATTGCGTTCATTCAGCTGCTGGTGTGTGACTTCGGGGGTAGCACGGATGCTGTCTAGTTTTTTGTTTAAATCGTAAAAGAAACTCATTTGTATTATCCTCTTGGGTTGGCGCCAGTGGCTGGCTTGGGTGGACGATTGATCTTGGTCATCGGGCTCTTGGTGCCCGGAGCAATATCATTTGTGGTTTTGGCAGGAGGTGTCTTGCCCCCGGCCACGGTGAAATTAGTACGGTATGCATTTTTCAACACAGCATGGTCATAAGGACCAGTGGCATAGTCTTTCTTCAAGGCCCGTTGTTCTGCGTCAGGAGCAGGATAGTCTGTGTCGCCCAACAGGTCCTTGTTTTCAGCATCAATCTGTTCGTACTCTTGTACAAGGCCATCCACATATGGTGTGGTTTGCATGATAACATGATTGGGATCAAAGCCCATCAACTGTGCCAGTTGTTTGATCTGTGGTTCAATGGCTGGGTACCGGAAACTGACATCAAACATTGTGACTGAATCGTTTTTGTTGTTGGGAAAGTCAGTGGGAATGATCTGTATTGGAGTGGTTTTGGGCTCGCCAATTTTGACAGGATCAAATTGATCCAACTTCTTTTTCAACTGTGAAATCAAATCACCGGACGGTTTGCCCAGCATTTTGATACGATAGTTGTATGTACGTTCGCTTTCTGCGAGGTAATGTGCAAATGGTTTCATATCAGGTTCCTGTTGAATATTTATTCTTTTTTATCTTTTTGGTTGTTGCTGGCCAACAAACGTTCCAGTAGATCATTGCGACTCAACACCATGCCTTGTGCTGTTTGCACAGCTTCTGGGTCGCCGACTTCAGCTTTTTTAGCGTCAATGATTTGTTGTTGCTGATCCAGTCGCATCTTCTTCATCTGCAGATCAATCATCTTTAGTTTTTTGTCTAACTTGGCTGTTTTTGCTGTGATAGCATGTCCCAACATGTTGCTGGCCACTGAAAATATCTCGCTGGCAAATCTACTATCAACTTGCATGCCAAGATCCATTAGCTCGTTATAACTTGACGTGGCCAATTTGGCTAAATCGTCCATTTCGATATCACTGCTTTCCAACCCACGCACACCAGGCAAAGCAGCATCGACTTTGTCTATGTTTTCGTCCAGGGTTTGTAATTGAGTGCGGAGATCTTCTGTGGGAGGAGCATCGGATTCGGGGATGTCTTCTGATGAAGGTAATTCAAAAAGTTCTTCAAGTTTGCGAGTCATGCCCTATTTATGGGTCAATTACGGCCGTTGTGAAACATATCGTTCTCGGTGATGACTCTAAACATCAGACCATTTTTTCTAGCCCACTTGGTGGCAGCATCCCATTTGCTGTAATTGATGGCTACCACGGCACGGTCTCGGTTGCTCATTTTTGATTCAATCACACTTTGTTTTTTGGGCTTGATTTCAATCAGTTCGGCTCGTACGGTGTTGTCGCGTGTGCGGTAAGTGATCAAGAAGTCTGGAATATACTGTGTCATCTTGCCTGTGAGAGGATGACGATAAGGAATAGCAATGCTTTCGCTGGCCCATTGCAACACATTGTCATTGCTGTCACAAAACTTCATAAAGCTCAGTTCCCAGCCAGAACGATAGCGTGGCGTGCCACGACCCACATATTTGTCACGATTGATCACTGTGTATGATCCTTGTGCCCAGTGACTCATTGCAGTACGTTTCTAGCCTGATAAAAATTTGGTACCACAGGCCTGCCCACACCCAGTAACGTGGCTCGACTTCGAATCTGATTGAGATAGTAGGCCATGCTAACATTCACTGAGACTCCTGCCAGACCTTGCATTTCTTTCAGCAGGGTCAGCACAGGTATTCCAGTGTCTTGTGCTACTTTGAACAGACTCACTGTGAAATTACCTGCGGCTATTTTATTGCCCATTTGTTGCACAAAATAACTGTTGACCACATCAAAGTCGTTGGCTGGCACATCCACCTGATAGTCATAGAATTCATCAAAGATTCTCACAGTGAGATCTGTGTTATAGTTGGCGTAGTTTACTGTGCTCATTGATTAGGTACCAGGATTGGGATTGGTGCGGCCCTGGGCCTGGGCGGCCGCTTGTCGTTGAGCCTGTGCTTGAGGAAATATCCAACCATCGGCTCTGTTTGTCACAGCTCGAGTGGCTGCTGGAAGGCTCTGTCGAATTTGATTTACTCCAAGAGATCTAGCTTCACTGGTGGCAATGGCTGCAAGATTTTTGCCTTTGAATGTGTCTCTGGCCCGGCCTGCTTTTTGGGCAGCACCTATCAGCCCCAACACACTTTCACTTTGTAAATCTTCCAAGATGCCAATTCCAGTGTCCAACAGGCCGCCTTGGCCAAACACCGTGGCAGTGGATCCAGGTCTGGCAATGGGGCTGCGTGTGGTATCATAGTGTGCAGCATCTGCAAAACCTTGCACATTGGGATCTCCACCCTGTTGTGGTTGTCCCACTGCTCCCGAATAGTATTTCACAGTTTCATAAGCAATGGTCATGGAGTTTTGCATGATGCCGCCAGCTTGTGAATAATCATATTGATCATGTGCCCAGCTGCTGATGATGGGATTGATCAACACATATTCAGCAAATTTGTGTTGGTCCATGCCATAAATGCGAATGTCTCTAAAAAACGGTGGTTTGCCGGAGACATCGGCGGTGCCATCGTTGTAGGCTTCGCCAATGTAACCCCAGTCATTGACTTGTTGCTGATTATTGTAAATGTCTCTAGAGTTGTAGCCAAACCCTGTGGTGCGATTGGCACTGGGTCCCATACTGCCATTGGTGATGTTTGGAGCCAAATACTGTTGCGTGGCATCTTTGTAGTAGTAGGCCATGTAATTGTACCAGAGATTGCGCACATTGTCACCGCCATCGTCATGAAAAGTCAAGGTCACAGGATCATAGTTGATTTTTTTCTGAATCACTCGTTTGCGATTGTACTGATTGAGAGTTTCTTGATCAATGGTATATTTGGGTAAATCCACTGTCTTGACCACATAGCTGAGATTTTGAATTTCATCATTGCCAAGCACTGCTCGCAGTGCAGGGATTTGTTCAACATTGAGTGTGAAACTCACATGAAAAAGAAACTTGAACCTGGGTTTGAGTTCGTAGGCGTTGGTGGTAAAAACCCGGCTGGCATGCTGATAGTCTCGCAGGCTGTTGTTGCCAAAAAAGCCTTTGAGAAAGTCCTGGCCAAATGTAGGCATGTTTAGACGCCTGCGCCGGTCACAGTGCCTTGGTTAACTGGTGTGGCTCTAGTTGCCGCTGCCGCTGCTACGCCAATTTCACTGCCTACTCCAGTGCCTTCAGGTGTTTGGTTGGCGTTGTCATAAGCTATGCTCATTTCAATTGTAACAGCTTCGTTGCTGCCATAATTGAGGTCTTGATAGTTGGCACCTTTGAGGTAGCAACCGTACAGTTCCCAAGTTTCTAATACCACTGGTTCATTGGCACCGTTGCCGCCATCCAGGATTTCAATCTTGGTCAAAAACTTGTAGTCAATGCCGGCGGATGCTGAACTCATTTCCAAAAAGTCCATTTGTTTTTGCAGTTGTTCGCCTATCAAGCGGCTCACTGCACCCGACGCATCGTCGCGCAGACTACAAGTGATGTCGGCCCAGGCATGTCGTCCAGCCAGTTTGAGTGTGGAATTGTAAACTGGCAATGCAATTTCTTCAAATGTCAAATTGGGTCGAGCCACACTGATCACTTGTTTGGTTAATTCAGTTCTTGGTGTGCTGACACCAAAGTTTTCAAACATCACTCTAAAGCGATATTTGAGTTTGGGCATCAACAGACCCTGGGTTGGTGAACTTTGGTCGCTGGCCAAGGGTACTGTCATTCTCTGTAATGATGAAACTGCCATTTGTTATATCTCCTGTTGTTTTATTTACCTGAAATAGAGGCTCGATAAAAAGCCTCCTGTTTCATCATGCTGATGCACTTAGTGCTCCAGTGCCGCCACTGATTTCGCCGGTGTTCTTGATGCGCAATGGAATGTAGATAAACTCCACTGCTTTTACTGGTTCAATAGCAATGTCTACCCACAACTCGTTGCGGTCGATACGTGCAGGCGTATTGTTGCTCAAATCGCAAACAACCAAATAGTCATAAATGGCACGTTTGGCAATCAAATCAATCATCAAACTGTTTACAGTGTTGGTGATCTCGTTGCGAGTGATTTGATCGTTGGGTTCAAACAAGTACAGTTTGCCAATTTCTTCAAGTCTGCCGCGCAAAAATGCTACCAATCTAGCAACATTGATACGATCCAGTGCTGTGGTCAACCCTTGGCGTGTTTTGTTACCAAAGTTTGTGATGCCTACTCCAGGAATAAAGGTAATAGGATTGATGTTGTTTTCATACAGCGTGTCACGCAAACCTTGCCCAATGGCAGCCTGCACAAACTCACCAGTGATTGGGTCTATGTAGCCAATGCGATCAGCATTGTCAACCACACCACGACGTGTGCCAGCTGGCGCCAACCATGGGTAGCTCACGGCATCGCTGCGCAGTATGGTGCGTACCATCATGTGCGTAGGCGGAGCCACCACAGTGTTGCCTGACAGATCTGTAGTTTGACAGCTGGGATAGAACACCGCAGCATAAGCAGAACCAATAACAAGTCCATCGTCGGCCACAGTGCCTAAACCGTTGTTGTTGGTAGCATGTGTGACAATTTCAGTGGCCACTGCTGGCAAACGCATGGGAGTGTCGCCTACCACAAACAAAGTGTTGGCACGTTCGTCGCTGAGTGCTACCAAATTGGTCAACAGTTCAGGATACGCAGGAGCAGCAATCAGGTTGAATTGATTTTGTTCTTCTCTAGCAGTCAAATTGGCATCAATACCAGATTTCATAGCATTTACCACCAGTGTGCGTTGAGCCAATCGGCCTGAGTACATGGAACCATTGGTTTTGTTGCCCGACGCAGTGACCCAGGTATAACTGTACAGTGGTAAATTTGCATTGTTTGTGGGAGCCGCAGGGTTGTAGGCACCAGCGTCAGGATAGGCCTGAGCTGTGAAGTAGTTGGTGGTAAATGCCTTGACGTTGTAGCCAGATCTGCGAGTGTTGAACAACAACATACCTTGGGGATACAAGCTAGGTTGGGGTGCATCCAGGTCCAGGTGATTGCTGATCAGTAGGTCTTCAATTGATGGCAATGCATCAGTCACAGGATTGGTAGCACCTGAGGTACTCCAGCGAGCATCAGCAAACAAAATGCCGTTGGATGTGACTTGATCCGTGGTGTCAATGGCCACCCATTGATCTGTGCCTGACACAGATTGCCAACGATACAATTTGGGATAGTTTTCAAGATCACTGGTGTCCACCCAGAGATCGCCATAAACCAAAGCACTCTGTGCTGCATTGGTTTGAGTAGTGGGTGCCGAGGCACTTACAATGGGACCAGCAGCATTGGTCAGTGTGAGATCAAACCCGCGTGTGTCATTGGTGACATTTTGATAACCTGACCATGCACCATTGTTTTGTATCATGATATCCACATCATCCACGCTGCTGTAATACCACAGGCGGCCGTTGGCAGGATTTTGATCAGGTGCTGTGTCAGATGCTGTGTACACAAATTGTGTTGAGGAAACCCAGTTACTGAGCACCAACACACCTGCATTGCTATCATCTCTTACAAAAGGTGTGCTGGCAGTGAATCCAGCTGCTGTCAGCGGTGTCCCAATGATGTTGTCAACATAGATACTGCCACCTTGACTGTGTGTGAACACAATGTTACCAGCAGCGTTGACGCTGGCAGAAACATTAGGAACATTGGCAAGACTCACAGCAGTGACAAAACCTGTGGCTGTAGTTGATGTCAATGCCACAGTGACCAGCGTAGTTCTGGTCTCTGAGCCGGCCTCTGTTGCTTGTATAGTAAAGGTGTTTCCAACAGTAAATGTATTGGTGGGCGTTGTGGTGCCAGTGACTATGGTGGCTCCCAACACAGCACGTTCCAAAATTAGAAAAGTTGCATTGGGATTGGGATCAGTGAGATAAAACAAAGACTGACTTTTCACCATGGTTGTTCCAACAGGGATGTTTTTGCCACCGCCAGTGGGATCCAATGCATAGTTGGCTCTTGCTTCGTTGGAATAAACCAATGTTGTTTGTGGCACAAACAGATCTAGACTGCTGTTGTATTGTTTGATATTAAGGCTCATGCCGTTGTTTGCAGCACTGATGTTCTGCCACACAGATCCAGTGGGAGCAGCGTCTGCATCGGTTGAGCGCCAGCGCGGTGCTTGATAGCTGTAGGCACTAAGATACACAGGCACACGGTATGAAGTGGCAGTGATGCCCAGTGCTGTCAACAATGCACCGCCCTGATTGGGACCAATTTCAATATTGACTAGGCCACCGTCATCGGTGCTGCCATCGCTGGCAGCAGAGGAATTGGCATAAATGGTCAGTTTGCCGCCCACTGATTGAGCAGTGACTCCGGTAATGCCTGCATTGGTTATGGCTGTGGCAAATCCTGCCACAGTGAGTGCAGTACCACCACCACCCACGCTCACCAAGGTGCCATTGATGTACATGTTGGCACCTGAGACCAAAGGAGTGGTGGGTGCATTGTTGCCTTGCACTGTGGGCCATGACGTTTTCCATGCATCAGAGCCCAGCAGTACCCAGGTATTGAGTGAGTTTTTATAATAATTCTGATTGTTCAAACTCACTGCACTCACAGCATAATCACCTATGCTGCCCAGGCTGGCAATGGGAGTATAATCACCAGTGGCGTAACTAACTACATCCACAGTGTCAGTGATAACAATGGGTGTTTTGACTGTGAACGTGGCTGTGGTTTGATTCCATTCTTGTATGCCCCATACCGAGGTTGAAGTATCTAGCCAGTAGGTACCATCATTGGGCACGCCAGTGGGGCGAGTCAAACTGGCAGCAAGTTCGGTAAGATCAATGTCCACACGTTGAACATAAGCACGATTGGTAACGCCCAGTGACGAGTATGCTGCCAACAATCCGTATTCGTTGAGTTCGTAACCATTGATGGGCACGCCAGTTGTGGTGTTGTAGAAGAATGGCACACCAAATGTAGCTGCCAAATCTCGCTG